AAGGTATGTCGATGCTGCAATAGTCGCTATCGCGCCTGCTGCCGTTCCGTTACCTTGTACCGCGATGAAGTATTGCGCTGGGCCGGGTAGTGTAATTCCAGTCGAACCGCCGTAAATTGATGGGTTAGCCGCAGGTACAACCAATGCTTGCTTTTGGAATGTTGATGCGCCTGAAAGAAGAACACCGGCAACAGCAGAAGCGGCAATAAAAACGCCTTGGGCGTTGTAAATTCCAACCATCACTTTATCTGTCGTAGCTGTCGCCCCTTGAAGGAAGCCAATTCCAGTGATAGTCTTTTTGTTCGGGATGAAAATATCGGTAATCCACAGTTGGCCTGCAATGTCCGCTGTGTTCGTGCCAAGCGAAGCATACGCAACGCCGCCGATGGGAATATTTGCTACCGCCAACTTGCCGCCACTGACTGTCGGTACGCCACTGGGATATATTGAAGCTGAAAAATTATCTTCAGGCTGATCTGAAACACACTGCCCTGGCTGGAGTTGTCCGACTAACATTTAGCGCCTCTTATGGGTACGATTTCCATGCACTCTAAGCATGAAATTTACTGTTGTCAAGAACTTTGTGAGTGCTTGCTATCGTTGTAACTCAATAAAACTGTATTATTCGTGTTAGTGAGTACTAACTAACGCGGTTAGTCATGGCGAAAAAAATCCCCGCCGAAGCGGGGTCGGGAGATTGCAGTGGGGACTGCGGGGAAGCTGGAATTTGGAGGGCATCTGACGCTGCCCCGGTTGCTAGGCTTAACGCTTAGACTTACGACCTGCCTTGCGGCTGTGCTTACGGCCTTTACGCATGGTAATCTCCTTAACTTGCGTGGCCACCTTAAAGGGAAGGCAGCCAAACCCTGACGCGAACTCTACATAACATTTTTCAGCGTGTCAACTATTCTTTTCCGCCGTGCTTCAGCACTTCGATCTTCTCCTTTTCCTGCATAGCGGCCTTCTGCTGTTCAGCCTCGCTCGCTTCCATTTTCTTCAACTCACGAAGCATTATTTCCTTGTTTGGCGGGTCAACTATGTCAATGGCACGGGCACGGTCAATCAAGTGCTGCTGAAGCATTGAGAAGGCAAGCTCTCGTTTATCCTCGATAAATATCGGGCTGTTGGAATGGGCATCGACCTTGACCGTGAATTCTGACGTGAACTGTGACGCTGTGAACGGCCTTTTTTCATCATCCAAATAAACCGATGGATCATACTTCTGCATCAACTTCAGGTACATCGTGGCGATCTTCTCTAGCGAGTCCTCGATAACCAGCGACCGCTTCTTGATACGTGACGAACCAAGCCGCGCAAGCTGGCTTGTCTGCGATCCCGAACGAACGCCTGCATCACCCTTGCCTTGAATTGTTGGGGGCAATCCTGAGTGTTCTGAGAAGGCCGCGTCAATCTCGTGAATGACTGCAAAAATGTCCGGCGGAATGATGGGTGCGAACCGTTTTACATTGGCGCTGCCGCCCATGCCGCCCGTCTTGTCAGCCAACAGACCGCCTTCACAGAATAGAGCGTAGGCCATCTCATCGGGGATCCCCATTCCTGATTGTGAAGTGGGCGGCTTGACCTGAAGATTGAGTAGTTTCCTGACTTGTTCTACGCGCTCGTTGCGCCAGTCCTGAAGCATGGACAGACCGGCCACCTCGGACATGCCCCAAAAGTAGAACGGCAACGGCAACGGGCACACTTGGACAAACGGATGCTCACCTTCAAGAAAGAAGTTCTTTCGGTCGTAAATTAGCGCACCGTCCTTGATCTTGGTCACTACTTGGTAGTCGTTTTCGTCAGTATTCCACACCCAAAGCTCTACCATCTCAACAACGTCCTCAGCGACCTCCGGTGAATAGCTGATGCTGGCAGACAGAGAAAATTGCATCTGTCCGTTGGTCGGTGTGGATTGTGATAGCGGCTGAAGAACAGACATTATCAGCCTGTCTATACCGTTTTCTGTCTGGCTGACACCCGGTGAGGCACTTAGCCCCGCAAGAATTTCTTTTGCCTTGGAGTGGCCGCTTAGGTCAATCTCAAGTTGGCTGTGAGTGGTGTAATACGTGTGGACAAACGCTTCCTGCCTATCCAAAAATGAAATATCTTCGCGCAACACGCCAAAAGTAGACGGATGAACTGAAAATGGGTTTATTTCAAGGTCTTTTGTTACTTCATTCACTACCGGAACGAGCTTCACCAGCATTGTGTTGTTCACCAGCGCCCATGTTATCGCGCCAGACATGATTTTGTCGGCGCCGCTCTCAAGCCAACGGTCATTTACTGCGCGACCTAGCACCTGGACGCGCCCATGTTCAACTTCTTCCGCATTCGCACCCAGCGCAACCATGAATTTTGTCGTCTCAGAACTGAACAGGAACGATGTGAGCAGGTCGATGTGAGGGTAGACTTTGTTGAACGCACACGCAACGCTTCCGTCACCACCGAACAGATAGTACATTCTCAGCGCATCGTACTGACCCTTTCGGTTTTCTCGGCTGCACAGACATTTTTCAATGAGTTCTGTGTAAAACAGGTTGCGCTGACCAATTTCTGATGGGATTTTCATTATGCTGGTATCTGTGAATTATCGGAAGCTGAAATATGTGTATTTTTCTTCAGTGCTTCTGAAAAATACCCCTTCATTGCTTGCGTCATATTGCTATCACTCGATGTTCCTGCGCGACCTATGGCCGCTGCGTCGTCTCGTTTGTTGACGAATTCACCGTTCATCACTTCGCATTCTTGCGGATCGTTTGGCACGGAATAAGTCTGGCCTGCCAAGCGCATCCTGCTTTCGTCACGTGTTTCGTTAAAATTGAAATCGTTTGGCACGGAAGACCGCCCATCCCTGATATCAAGGTCAGTCACACCGAACTGTGCGGCAATGTCGCGCATCTTGCTGTCAACCATCGAAGATGTTGCCTTGGACTTCCCAACAGAAATGGCGCATCCAAGAACCTTGTGAACCATTGTGGTTCCGCAACCATGCACACAAACGCCTTCAAATGACTTGAATTCTCCGTGTGCAATGCAGTTCCATGTGTGTAAGATACTCATATTTTTTACCCGAAAAGTTTATCAAAAGAAGGCATTTTACTTGGCGCTTTTACTATCGTAACTCCCGGCAAAATCCTTCCTCCAAACACATCTATGTGCATCTCGCGTACAGGTTCCACTTGCGGATCATCATGGATAGTGTAAACCCCTGACTGTGTTTTCACAACTCTACCGCTGTCGCATAGGTCAATTGCATCAATCAAACGCATCAATTGCGCACGGCATAGTTTGAATTTGTTTTTCCTGAACGAAATTAAATTCCTGTAATCTATTTTTGAAATCGCCGATATTTCTTTAAGGCTGATCTTTGTACTTTTAGCAAAACCAAGCGCCGGGCTACGACTTTTAAGGGCTCTGGTAATTCCACAATATTTCTGCAACTTCAAGCGAATTTGATCTTGCGTGTATTTCAGACACGATAAATCGTAAGGTTGCTTGCCTTTGCGCTTTGGTTTTACGGAGTCCAATTTAATCTTTCGTTCCGTATTCTCTGATGATAATTTCCTTTATCGCTTCCTTCTCGTTTTTCGTGAGGCTCATCATAAAATAACCAAACAATTTAATACGATCCTCATCCGCCTTGGAAACAAGTAATAGTGATTGCTCAACCTCTTTTTTTAATCCTTCGATCACATCAGCTTGCGCCGTGATGTGAGCTTCCAGTTCGATGATGCGCGTTTCCAGTGCAATATTTTCCCTGATTGCGTTCTCTAAACTTGATTCAAGTGCTTTATCTTCTTGCATTTGATGCCATCCTTTCTGCTAAAAACTTCGCCATGTTTATCGGGTGCCCAACTTCACCTGCAGCTTCAATCTTCTGTGAAACTTCCCGCGTCAATCCACCTGGCCGTGCCACGATCAACCGTGTTATCAGGTAATCCGTCCACACAGTTGTCGCAAGCGCAGAACCAATAACCCGATCATCCTTCTGCCGGTTGGGTGCGCCGATGAACGAACCGTCACGTTCAACACTACGCATCTCGTCAATCAAACCCCTCGAATGCACCTTGATGATACCCCTTTCAAAGTTATCTTTAAAGGCTATCAGCATCCGTTCTTTTTCCTTCGTCGTGCTGATCGTATGGAAAGCGGTAGGTGCCCCGGCAGAGTCCGCTCGCTTGTACATGAACGTCTCAAGATTCGATACCACGGAAAATATTTTCTTTCCTGCCTCGGTCTGAGAAACAATCGACAGTCGCTTCAGGTTCAAAATCTCGCGCCATACCGACTGACCCGGCCCGTTTAACTCAAGATTCAACATTACCTTCGAACCGGTTGGCGCAAGGTACGCGCCTCCCAAGTAGCAAATCACCCATGCGAACTGGTAAGGGGAGCAATCAGCCGTGCAGAACTCTGCTACCTGGTCCATTCCGTCGGCGTAGCAGCGATATACCTGTGCCACGAACCTGTCCTTCCAATCGGACGACCCGTAAGCAGGGTCAGCACCAATGGCGTAGTAAGCGCCTGCCACAGGCTTCTCCCACACCCGAATATTGCACATACGCTCTGATGACTGAACCAATTCAGTATCTTCAAACCCTTCGCCAAGAACAAACCGGTACATGTCCGGCTTCGTCTTGATCGCCAGCTTGAACTCTTCGTTGATTCTCGCACCAGAAAAAAACAACGATCCAGACTTCACAAACGCATAGTGCTCTGTCGGAGGGTAGTTCTGGTACTGGATGAATTCGTCCTTTGTCTGCTCTGCCAGGCACCAGCGCCACCACGCCATCTGCTCGTCGTCAATGTCAAAATCATAAATCTGCTTGATCTCTCGCACCCACTTTCGTTCCTCAGGAAGCAACTTCCCATCCCAATAGCACTTGTACTCAGGTGAATCTTTTGCCTTCTTGAAAAGCTGGTTCCGCCACCACCCGACAAATATCGCAATCGCTGTCGAGGACTCCTTGGCCATCCCCCAGCTAATGTGATAGTGGTTGTACCCCTGCGCCGTGGACTCGTGAATAAACAGCCGGTCAGGGTTGGTCTGGGCAAAAGTCGCTGACAGCGAGGCAAGGCCCTCCTCGTCACCATATGCAGACTCCTCAGTCAAGTGGCAGAACGTCAGCGCATTACCCTTACCAAGCGCGCTGTTCGCCCCCTTGCCAGCAACAAGGTACGCCATGCGATTGTTATTTCCCCTTGTCACCAGCAACGTCTTGTTGTTCGTCACAAACGAAATCTTCATCGGCGCTTTGGTGGTCGCCGCAATCTGCTTGAACGTGTCACGGAACATCACACGAGCATCATCGTTGTGCGTGACCAAAGCGCCTGTTAATCCCTTGTGTCTACCAAGCCAGAACGCATCCAGTATCAGACAGATCGTTGTGACCGATGCTTGGCGACCCTTCAAACAATAAAACTCATGCACACCAGCCTCAAGACCTTTCGCAACTTCCTCAACGAAATAAATCTGCGTTCCAAGCAACTTGTCTTTCGTCAGCCGAAGACGACCAAACTCCTTCGTGCTGATCGTAATGGTCGCCGCGAACTCATAAAACTTCTCAAGAAATTTTTCAGCAGAAAAAGCCGGTTTGATTATTTCAGCCATTGTAGGTCACCCGATTTAAGCGTCGGGTGCAGCGCTCTTCGCCCCGTCAGCAGTAATCAGCCCTGCTGAGTTGACAATCTTTTTTTTCAACTCAATCCTCGCCGCCTTCTTCACAGCACGTAATCTCTTCGCTTTTTTTCCTTGTAATTCTGAATTCAATTTTGAACACGATTTACAGATTAATTGCAGTCCATCTTCAGATAAAGAACGTTTGTAAAACTCGCTCTCATCCTTTAGCGCAGGACGCCCAGCATCAGCACATTTTCCACATTCTTTCATTTAACCAAACTCCCGTAATGTTCGTTCATCCCGCGCGTCAACCGCAAATCGTATGCCTTTAGCCAAGACATTCTGTAAAACTTTAACTTTCTCCGTCTGTTCATCAATAAAGAATAATGCATTATTTGCACCGTTGTCAATAGGAATAATACTAATCCCGTCGATGACTACGTCACAGGTGAGCCTTTTCAGGAGTGGTGCTCACGCACTTCCAGACAAAAGACAGTCCAAACCGTTAATAATATTAACTAAAAAACATTATTCTTTTTTTTGTTTTTTTTGATGAGATGTGTGCGCCACCTCCACGACCACCCTCAAACCCAATTCAACTTTCCATAGTTGAGTGCAGCAACGTCACAGAAATACAGCTCACCAGAAACACTACAGAGCAGCAAGCAAGTCAGAGTTGCATTATCCCAAATATTCAGCACACCAAAGTATTACCAAAACCCATCCGGTAATACCGAGAAATAGTCATTAATATCAGGTACTTGGAAGGGATTGTTGAGTGAGCTACCACACTATAAACGAACTACTCACGCACCCGCACACATACGCGCGCACACGGATATAGAGCGCGCTGCCGCTTGGGTCGCATGGTCATGCTCTACGGGAGGTACGCAAAGAGCAGCCTGCAGAGAAGAGATACGCATCCTGTTGATACTGAGGAGTTGCGGATGGCGCCTAGCGGTGAGCGGCTCAGAACTGGCGAGTTGCCCTGCGGGTTTGACTTTGACTTGAGGGCGAAACATGTATCATCGTTTCGACTGAAAGAAAATGCTTGGCTGACTTTTGGCTATTGGCGGTAACTTTGCGCGGGTTGCGCTCTGTGTTTATCGTTGCTGCGCAGTGTTTAATCATACCCCCCCTTACCCCCCCGTGGAATTTGAGAGGATGTCGCGTGGCTTTGAATGCTAAGATTTTGGGTAGTTTAGATCGGGTATAACCGCCTCTCGGCGTTGACGATCATCCTAGTCGTGGCTTCGATGGTTTGAAGCTGCCCCTCTTTACAATCCGCCGCGATCTCTCGCGGTCAACCTAGACGCTAAGGGCTGATGGCTGTGGTCAACCGCCAGGCCTTAGCACCTGGGCGGTCAATCGTTAGATATTGCCAACGTGAGAAATACAGCAGAAACAAGGAGAACTAAAAAAAACGGGTAAATGATGCAGGTGACTATTAACGCGAGAATTGCCAGGACGTACCACATAAAAAAATCCTCTTGGGTGAGAGTTGGGTCGGCGAACCTATATTCATGCACGAACAAGGACGTGGGAATACACATAAGCAACCCTCACCAAAGAGGATTCACCTTGTTAATGTCAGGAGCCACCTGACTTGCTGCGAACTCTACAGGCGATCCATTCGATTGTCAAGTATTTTTTATAAATAATTCTTATGGGTGGTCAAATAACCATAAAGAAAACATTATAAATTGGTGTAGAATAATGTAATTATACACTTGTCAATACCCATGAGGTGTTATATGCAAGTCACTGAATCAAAAAGTGTGCCATACCCCAAATGGGGTAGTCATTCTGGCGCGTGGTATATAGCTCTTTTGGGGTATATACAGGGATGTTGATAGGCGTAAGATCACAACATCGAAACAACAACCATGGAGAAATAAAATGTTGCAAATTACAGCTAAAAAAATTAATTCCACATGGAGTGTCATTAACGCCGATGGTCGTGGATATTCTGATGTTTTGGAAATATGCAGGCTTGCAGGAGTTGAATATAAATACAACGCGATCAGCAACAATCATAAAACTAAAAAATCTGCGCTCGCGGCACTTAAATCTGTTGCAGAACTCGCCTCCCGTTTGATTTAGTTCAATAACATGACCACGATCAAAACAAAACGCGGCTGCTCTAGAAATGGCGCAGGCCGCACCGCGAAGGACGGCGCGCAATCCACCGCTGTATACTAAACAACGTTAATTTTTATTAGGAGTAGCGAGCATGAGTTTAATACAAGAATTTGAATTTAATGGCGAAATCATGAAAGCAAAAAACGAAACAAGTCCAGCTTACATAGTTGATAATTCAATTTCCGGTGACGCTGCCGGTGACGCAATAATTCGAGACGCCATAGCAATTTTAGAATTACGATTGTATCGCGGAAATACAGACATCATGAATTCGCCAAACGCATGTAGAGAATTTCTTCAGATGAAAATGTGCCAACTCGAGCACGAGGTGTTTTCAGTGGTTTTTTTGGATGCACAGCACAGAGCGATAAAATACGAAGAAATGTTCACCGGAACGTTGACACAAACCAGCGTGTATCCGCGCGAAGTCGTAAAACGTGCCCTCCACCACAACGCTGCGGCGGTGATCTTCGCCCATAATCACCCTTCCGGCGTGTCTGAGCCGAGCCAGTCCGACCGAATGCTGACAGATGCGCTGAAACAGGCTCTGGCACTGGTGGATGTGCGCGTACTAGATTATTTTATCGTGGCCGGTATGTCGCCAATTTTGAGTTTTGCAGAACGGGGGATGATATGATTTTAAAAATACAGGCAGCACAATACCACGCCGACCTATGCGTACCCGGAATGGGGCCGACACTGAGCAGCCACCTCGCGCGCGACATTTTGCTGGGTAATATGCATCATGTTTGGCTGCATCACCCGCGACTTAATCCAAAGTACACGCCATTGCAGGCCGATAAATTCCGGCTTGGCCGCGCTGTGCACTCGATGGTGCTGGAGGGAGGGGCGGACATCGTACAGGTTGACCCGGAGGAATACCGCACCGAGCCGACCAAAGCCGAGCCGCTGGGAAAACCAGCATCCGGTTGGAATAATAAATCAATCAAAAATCGACGCGAGGAAATAGAATCCTGCGGCATGATAGCGATGCTGCCCGACGAGTACGCAGAGATTGAGCGCATGGCCTGCGCCGTGTATGAGGCGGTAGCGACTGAGCCTGACTTGTGCGGAATGCGACTCACGCCGGAATTTGGGCTACCGGAGCAAACTATCATCACCGAGGTTGAGGGCGTTATGGTTCGAGTCCGCCCGGACTTCCTGAGCCATGATTTTTTATGGATGCCTGATTTTAAATCCACTAGCTGCCTATGCCCTGACTCGTTTATACGTAAACAGGTCGAGCCGATGGGGTATGATTTTCAGATGGCATACTACTCGATAGCCGTAAAATCCGAGACCGGTATTACGCCAGATCCTCTTCTTATCGTGATGCAGGACACATACCCATACGACTGTTTTTTTGTGCGCCCAAGCGCGGCAATGATGGCCGTTGCAGAGATTAAGGTACGCCGGGCGCTGGCATTGTGGCGCGAGGCACTGGCTACCGACCAATGGCCGGGATGGAAAAAGGGCCTGATCGTCGCCGACCCGACCCCGTGGAGCATGGCCGAGGCTGAAATGATGGAGGCTGAAACGCCACTACCGAAATTGGGCGCCGGGGCGAACTGGGACAAAAACGCGCCAGGTAGCAAGGAAAACTTTTTAGGCGGCACCGTGAAACCAGAAATTAACAAATACGCGAGGTAAAAAATGACAATCCAATTTAAAAAAGCCGTTCGCGAGAATGTCCCGCTTTTAATCGGGTTGGTGGGCGGAACTGGCAGCGGAAAAACTTTTACCGCCATGCGCCTTGCTTCCGGGCTGGCAGGTGGTAAACCGTTTGCCGTGATAGACACCGAGAACGGACGTGCCAGGCACTACGCCGACCAATTCAGTTTTGATTGTGGCGACCTAGACGCACCGTTCAAGCCTACTAATTTTTTAGAGGCTATCAAGGCGGCAGACGCGGCAGGGTACCCGGTGATCGTGGTTGATAGCGCATCGCATATGTGGAGTAGTGACGGAGGCGTCCTGGACTGGCAGGAATCCGAGCTTGACCGAATGGCCGGTGACGACTGGAAAAAACGCGAGGGGTGCAAGATGGCGGCATGGATTAAGCCTAAACTTGACCAAAAGGCCTTTACGAATGGCCTGCTACGCATCAAAGCCCACGTTATTCTATGCTTCCGAGCAGAGCAAAAAATTGAAATGGTGCGAGAGAACGGCAAAACCGTTATCCATGCCAAACAATCTCTTACCGGTCTTGATGGATGGATTCCAATTTGCGATAAGAACCTACCCTTTGAACTCACAACCAGCCTTCTTTTCACCGCCGACAGGCCGGGAATACCGCAACCGATTAAATTGCAGGAGCAGCACCGCGCCCTGTTTCCGCTGGACCGGCAGGTAAACGAGGAATCGGGCAGGTTGATTGCAGAGTGGGCGCGAGGAGGTGTGCCGCCAGCGACATCACCAGCCAGACAGACAGCCGGAGAGGTAGATTACATTACCACCGACCAGGTTACAGAAATTACCGACACAATCCAGACGCACCCAACAATCAGGGTGCAATTGGTAAAGCGATTTGGCAGCGTATCAAAAATTCCGGCAGACAAATTTCAGGCCGTTTGCGAATGGGTATCAACCAAAATATCAGAGGTGCAAAATGCAAATAATTAAATTGGATTTGGAGGATGGTGGCCGGATGGTGGAAATCGTTGTTTCAGATTTACTTGAAGCAAATCGCATCCGCCGGTATTTCAAAATTTCATCGGAAACTTACAACGAACTGGAGGCGCTGAAAGAGGCGCAAGGAGAAAAAAATGTCAGCGAAATTTAGAATCTGGGCTGTTTACTGCCCGAACCAAACCCCGTTAGCGGGGAGGTCGGGACGGTGGCGCGTTGTAAATGCCTATCAGGATTTTATGCCTAATTTTACCGAGGGAATTAGCGCGGTGCGTAATCTACATGCCAATGGCAAACATTTTGATACGGTTCTTGCCTTCCATGCGACGCGATTTATCAGGATAGGAGCTTTCATCAATCCGAGGCGTGAGATTGGCATATAACCCATTTGGGGTATTCCGATATAGCTCTAATGGGGTATATGCAGAATCAAATTTACCTGAAACAATGAAATCTGTTTTTTAACCAAGGAGAACGAAATGGAAGCGAAGAAACGTATTTACGCGGTAACAATTGGAGCAACTACACGACTGGTTGAGGCGGCGAATAAAAGCCAAGCGATAAATCATGTAGCGAAAGATACCGTGCTGGCGGCGGTAGCAACCCAAGGCGACCTGATAGCCCTGACAAAATCCGGCGTAGAAGTAGAGACTACCGGACAAGCGGAAATTGAAGCTGAATAGTCATGACGACCAACGAAATTAACCGATCTACGGCGATCGAGCTGCGAGCTTTGGCGGAAGCCATGCGAGACAGGTGCGAGAAATTGAGTGAGGATGCGCCAGGAGATGAAATATCGCTTCCTGCGCAGACTCTATACATCGCAGGTGTGTACGCAAGCGAGGCGGCGTGTAAGCTGGACGAGTGCCAGAGCTACATTAACCAGGCAATCTGCGAAATTGCCGAAGTATCAGGGAGGAAAAATGGATAACCTTGTTTTTTGCGGATTGCTGGCGATATATTTTGCCGGTGCGCTGATTGTGGCTTGCATCGTGATGTACGCATGGCGTGTGGCTCACTGGATGAGCTACGGGTTTTCATTTCCGCATTCTGTGAGGATTACGTGGGACGAAATAATATGATCTGCCCGACCTGCCAGAATCGGCGCTGCATATCGCCTAACGGGTTTGTTATTTGGGGATGCGGCGCGAAACGGATCAGGTTTGGGACAGAATGGGAATACAGGTCAGGCAAAAATCAGGTATCAAAATGTGCGGAATATTTATGCGTAGCGAGTGCGCAATGGTGAATAGATAATGGAAATAACTTTTACAGTACCAGGTGACGTAGTCGGGAAAGGGCGGGCTCGCTCAGTTATGCGTGGTAAATTTATCGGACACTACACGCCCGAAAAGACCGTCAACTATGAAAATTTGGTTAGGGTGTATGCTGCCGAAGCGATGGGAGAAAATTTGCCAATTCTTGGCGCGGTGAAAATGGAGTTGCTGATACTGGTTACGCCACCAACATCATGGAGCAACAAAAAGCGCATAGCTGCGTTGCACTATCAAATATACCCTACAACCAAGCCGGACCTAGATAACGTGCTCAAAGCCGTCTGTGACGCTTGCAATGGGGTTATTTTTGACGATGATAAACAGGTTGTCGATTGTGAAGTCAGCAAGCGGTACAGCGAGAAATCAGGCGCGGTAATCTCCGTGAGGGAATTATGCGACCGATAATAAAGTGCGGTCACGCATCTTCACTCGACAGACCAAAACAAATTTGGACTACCGGAAAAATATCGGACATACCAAATATACCTACCATAGCGGATATGCTATTAGGTATCCAATCCATAAAAAAACCAGTTAAAAAAGAACAGCCGATTACTCGTAATGCGGTAACAATAAAGGGGCAACGGCGGTGTGTTGTTAAAACGTGCAGAGCACAATTACCGCTGACAGAATTGCGGCGTACAGGTAAATCTGTTGACTCTGTGCGCTGTCCAAAATGCTATGAAATATGGAAAATATGGAAAAGAAAAAATGAACATATTTTGACAGCTGAAAGGTAATTATGAAAACTATGGGAATGGCAAAATTAGCATTTAAAAACCGCCATGCAGTAGACGAATGGTTCAAAGATTCCGCGCCTAACTTTGAGATGTTCGCAAAAATGGTGAGAACAGAAGAGCGCGAGGAGTGCGCTCGGGTATGTGATGAGAGAGCCGAAAAATGCTCAGTAAAACTGGAGACGACAGATGACCAAGACGACCGCACGGAATTAGAGTCTCTTGCATGGCAATTTTCAGTCCTGGCTGCTGAGATACGGAAGCGCTCTCGGTAAGCTGGCGCGCAATACAGAGCGCGGCTTACGAGTACCGCAAACGTGCTGCAAGGGTGCGCGCTTTTGCGCAGTCCCGCTTTAGCGTAGGGTTGGACAACTGGCGAACTGAAAGGAAGTTATGACTGAAGCTGAAAAAGAACTGGTTGCTCTACGCCTCTGGAAAGAGGATGCGCTTGAGGCATTGGCTGCGCACCGCGAGCAGGAAGAGCGGCGCATTGCCATGATCGGAGAGTCCGACTCGACTGCCGGGTTAGAGGTTTCGACCTACGAAGCGCCAGAGCAAATATGGTGGTGCGACTTTGGTAAATACAGACACATAACAACACGAAAAGATGAAGCAGAATATGCATTAGACCGTGGCGCAGTCGTGCTTGTGTATACGGCAACCGATACAATGATGCCAAAGACAACCGCGATTCCGACACTTAAAGAAATGCGCGAATTGTTAACCCCTAACGTTCAAATTGAGGGGCAGGCCGTCACCGAACGTGAACGTAGCCCTGAGAGTTGATAAACCACAGGCCGAAAAGCGAACGTATACGGCCAGTCCCTCTCGAATGCATGGGTTGGGCGTGAATCGGAGAAAGGAAAAGAAATGGATTATGACGTTGAAATCGGAATGCGGGAACTGCGGAAACAAACCCCACAGAAAAAGCCGTATTTGCCACCATTTGAATTGCTGACGCTGCCAGAAGTTTCTGCCATAACGAAGCTATCCAGCTCAAGCATTTACAGGATGTTAAACAAAGAAAAGTCATCATATGACCCGACTTTCCCGCTTCCCCTACAGATGGGCAAAAGGAACACCCGGTGGCGAGCAGACGAGATAACAAAGTGGTTGATCGGATTAAAGCGCGGATGTCGTGATGCTCCTGATAATGCGCCAAAGGGCAAGACGCCCAACGTAGTTTAGACACCCCAAAAGGAAACGTAAGCGCAGATGTGTGCGGACTGACGTGCAACAAGCAAACAACCGTGTATGAACCGCAATATCTTAGGTTTCCTCCGCAAGGATGCTGCCACCATTGGAAGGAGTTTTTTAACTCATGAAAACTGCATATATTTGCGATAACTGCCACAAGGCAAGCTGGTTGAAAACTTGGATATTCCACTGCATTGAGTGCGGTAAAGAGATTTGTGAGAACTGTATGCACGGATATGCAACATGCAAAGAGTGCGCAGAAGGCATGACTGAAGAAGAGTTAGAGGATCGTTTTAATGAGCAACGCGGATGTGCCTAACGTAGAGTTAACCGGCTCGCTTTAGCGAGTCCGTGTTGAACGCCGGGTTAGCCACCAGCCTCTAATTGGTGGCACTAGAAAGGAAACAAAATGAGCAAAGACGAACAAGCAATTGAAGCCGAAATTCAGGATAAAGGGCTGAACGCTCCCAGGCTCTCGCCCGAAAAGATTGACGCAGTGATCGTTGGTGAGGACTACCACGTATTTCCCGAAACAACGCTGACGGTGTGCTGCCTAAAATTGAAGAACGGCTTCACAGTGACGGGCGAAAGCGCCGCCGCAAGCCCGGAAAATTTCAACGTCGAACTGGGACGGAAGATTGCCCGCACCAACGCCCGAGAAAAGATTTGGGCGCTTGAGGGTTATCTTCTGCGCGAGAAGCTCGCCGCTTAATTGATTTAAGCCACCGTGCGCGATAAGTTCGTTCATGGTGGCTAACGTTTAATTCACCGGCTGCCGTAGGTAGTACGAGTGCAATGTTAGGTTAGGCTGGTTTTATTTTCAACGGAGATGCAAACATGGACATTGAAATTGCACTATCAATAGCACGGACGACAGAGCGCGCCGGAAGGCATGGAGAGGTCGAGACTGTGATGCAAGTGCTAGCCGATGAAGTAATTGATTTGCGGAAAGCTGCGCGCTTGATACATGATCGCCGAAAAATGGTAAGCGGTAGCCTAGAAATGGGCGACTGCGATGAGTTTTGCAAAAACTGTGGCCTGGAAGTGTGGGCATGGCCTCTGTAGTGCGCAACCAAAGAAGGAGCGGGAAATGTTTTTAGACTGCGTAGAAGTAGACGGGAATTGGGTGGTCGTAAACTTGCACTCTGGGTACATACCATATTGCAAGGAAAGCTGGGTTGCCGTAAGTGATACGTCCGAAGGCGCATGGTCTATAGCTGCTGAAAAGCTGGCTGCGCGCATTAGTGAACTGCGGGACATGGCTACAGTTGCCTAACGTAAAAGTGAGGGGCTGCGGCGATGAAAGCTGAAAACAAAACGAAGACCGATGAAGCGCAGTCCCGCTCGAAGCGTGGGTTGTGCGTCAATTTTACGGAGTGAGGAATGAATGAGTTGGCACTATTTGCAGGGGCAGGAGGCGGAATCTTGGGAGGACACTTGCTTGGCTGGCGCACCAGATGCGCTGTTGAGTTTGATTCCTACGCAAGGCACATCCTACTCGCCAGACAGCGCGATGGAATGTTGCCTCACTTCCCCATCTGGGATGACGTGCAAACCTTCGACGGGAATCCGTGGCGCGGAAGAATTGATGTTATCAGCGGCGGATTCCCATGCCAAGACATCAGCATTGCAGGGAAAGGCGCGGGAATTGAAGGCGGCAGTTCCGGGCTTTGGAGCCACATGGCGCGAATTGTCGGTGAGGTACGACCTCGATTCGTGTTCGTGGAAAACTCCCCGCTCCTTGTTCAGCGAGGACTTGCCGTGGTCATCAGTGACCTTGCCGCGATGGGGTATGATGCTCGGTGGGGTGTGTTGGGAGCGCACCACGTTTCCGCTCCCCACAAGCGAGAAAGACTCTGGCTGGTGGCCTACCCCATGCAGTCGGGGGAAGAAGGGGCAGGGCGGTGCGGTGGGGATAGGTGGGGGGAAGAGAGCGAAGGATTACCTCGACAAGATTGTGGGCGTAGAGATGAGGAAGAAACTTTGCAGTGGGTCTCTGAATCCGGTTTGGAGCGAGTGGTATCTTCTCGGCTGGCCCATGCACTGGACAGACACCACGCCATTGGCAATGGACAGGTGCCTTTGTGTGCCGCCTACGCATTCAAATTGCTGTCCGAAAAGTTTTAGCGAGTGGAAGCGGGTTAATATGCTACAATTGGAAACTTTGTTAAAGAGAGTTTCCAATGGAAAAGACAAAAGCACAAAAGCATTATGCTGATTGGTATGCGCGAAACTTAGAGAAAGCCAGAGAACAAAAGCGCGTGGTTATGCAAAGACTTAGACATGAAAACCCTGAAAAGTATGCAGCGCAATCTCGCAAAGCAAAAGCAAAAGAGCGGGAAAAGTTATTTGAAATTTACGGGCATGTTTGTTCTATTTGCGGGTTTTCTGACAAGAGGGCGTTAACCTTGGATCATCGGTTAAACAATGGCAGTGATGAAAGAAAGTCGCTTGGAGAGCGAGGCGTATACAGAAAAGCGAAATCGGCTTATACGCCGGAAGAATATCAAATACTTTGCATGAACTGCCAGTTTATTAAGCGTGTTGAAGACCAAAGGCAGAATCAACATGGGTAATCCAGCAGTGGCAGCAACAGCATGGCGGATTTTGACGCACAACGTGGAGGTAAGCCGCAAACAACAGCGGCAACCGAACCGTGAACAAAGTAAAGAACTCAAGCCCGCTGTTGTTTGTCGGACTTGACCGTAAAGTTATACGTCCTTAAGGGAAGCCATGAAAGCCTTGAATTTAGCGAACAGCAGCACGGACAACAAGCGCAGAGAATTAGATTTTTACCCAACACCACCAGACGTGACGCACGCGCTGATGCGGTTTTTGAATCTGGATCCGTGCCGAATATGGGAGCCAGCTTGCGGAGACGGAGCAATGGCAGAGGTTTTGAAACAGTACGGGCATGACGTGATCGCAAGCGACTTACGGCAAACTGGGTATGGCGAAGGCGGGTGGAGCTTCATGGACAGGATGCGGACTTGTGATGCGGTAATCACGAACCCGCCTTTTGCTTTGAGTGAGCAATTCATCCGCCACGCGCTGACGTGCGCCGGGACGGTTGCGATGGTTTTGAAGTCTCAATACTGGCACGCGAAGAAAAGAGCCGCATTGTTTAGCGAACATCCTCCGGCCTATGTGTTGCCGCTGACGTGGCGACCCGACTTCATGGGCGGCGAACGTGGCGGCGCACCAACAATGGAGGTTCACTGGACGGTATGGCTGGCCGGTGATACAGACACGAAATACCGCTTACTTGGGCGAGACGCATAACGTAGAGTTGAGCGGCGCGGCTTCATCGCGTCCGACTCGAACGGCAGGTTAGCCGTTTTTTACTACGAAGTGAGGAAAAAAATGCCAAGCAGAATATATGTAATTTGTGACAGCTACGAATCTGGATACGGACACGGGTTGCAAAATGACGGGCTAGACCTGAGAAAAACACCGCATGGCGACCCAGAATGCGGGGAAGCGTACCAGATAGGCTACGAAGCTGGTTTTGAAATGTACAAGTTTAGGAAAGCGGGTTATGCCAACATGACGGCTAACGTGTAGCTAAGGGGCTGCGCGCATCACAAAACTTTGAAGGAGTGATGAGCATGGAAGCGAAGAACGAAATTGGAAACAACCACGCTGGCGCGCAGTCCCGCTTGAGCGTAGGGTTGTACCACAGTGCGGGGGAATTATGCTAGGCGAACTACCAGACGGAACTATGATAAAGCTGCAAAAAGGGTGTGAATGTATATGCCACAACGAGCCGCACTGGGTATACATGGACAATCTTGTGCATGAGAATAACCGGCGACTAATGAGCGCAGAAGGAAAAACGGTAGAAAAGCGATATTACGGCGCACTTGGCTTCGCAAAAGAAGAGATTGCGCGGCTTTATGAAAAAACTGCGAACTTTAAGGCTCTTGGTATCGTGAGAATCGTCCCTGAGCCAAGCGACGAACTTACCGATATTCAGCGCGCTAAATGTGAAAAGCACTGGGCAGAACGTGCGGAGTATTGGGCGAACATGACGGGGACAAAAAAGAAAGATTACTCCCCGTATCTTGACGATAAAACTGAAGTGCGCATGAGGGCGCGCGAGGCACTTTGATATGGGGTTACAACGTTAAGTTGAGGGGCTGACGCGGGCTGCTTCGCGGCAGTCCCGCTCGAAGCGTGGGTTGTGCGACTTTTTGGAGAAGGGATGAAAAACAGAGCAGATTATTCGCAATACGAATGCCCTTATGCCCACATAGAAAAAGATTGCGGGCACGAGTTGAAAGGGCCGGAAGGCTATGAAAACACCTATGGCGTTTGGTGCGAGTGTGGATTCAGGGCCCCGGTGTTCTATATAGAACCTGATGAGCTAGGGCTAAAGCCGAAGGCGCACAACGTGGAAATAACCAGCCGCCGCGCTGAAAAGATTTAAGAGTTACAGGCCGCTTTCGGCGGTCTGGTTCATTGTAGGGTTATACGTCTTTTGGAGAAGGGAATGGGTATGGGCGATATTCATATTTTTGCGACTGGAATGGTGTGTGGGATGGTGATCGTTGCTGGGCTTGTGTACGTGACGATTAACCCTCCATCTCGCAAGTGACTCATGAGGTGAGCTATGTGTGACGAGAAAAAAGAAATTGATGGTTTTGAGCAATACATGACGGCGGTTTACAGGAATGGTCTATGTTTTCGTGATGTGTTCAGTGAGCGAGAAGTAGAAATTGCTCGGCACGCATGGATATGGTCACGTAAAGCAGCGGAGTGCGGTAGGCCTCCTGAGGCGTATAACGTGTAGCTAAGGGGCTGCGCGCTTTTGCGCAGTCCCGCTTGAGCGTAGGGTTAGGCATTTTAACAACGAAGAGGTGAACTATGATAATTGAAATTAAGGTAGGTACAGATTGCAATGATTATGAAACACAGGAGATGGCAATTGATGGAAAGCCGCGCCTTTATGTAAATGCACTTTGCGAATGCCCAGAAGACGCGATAATTGGACGTGATCTTGTTTCGTGCAAAGCGGTATCGTCTTTTATGATGGAAGCCTACAACGCTGGAAAGAACGGGGAAGAATTTAGTGTTAACGTTACCGAAGCCCCCTAACGTACTTTATACACCTGTCCCAATAAACGATTAGTCAGGTATGTGTATATTCTGGTATTGGGCTATGTTTTACACCATTAAGGTTCGCCGCTACCTGTCCGGCCCTGCGGCGGGACTGCATTAGGGGATTAACCCGGTGGGCTGCAAAGCTTAAAGCGGCACTAATTTAGGAGGAGTTGAAATGAACCGGTATGATGCATGGAAACTATGGCCTGCCGAGGCTGTTGCAATGATTGAGGAGTTGAAAGCCGATAACCTTAACCTCGTTAACTCGCTTGAGCAAGAGGGATACCGTGTAGAACGGTTGCAGTATGCGCTAATTACGATTGAAGAAAAGATACTGGAGTTACAAGGGCAGATTGATGCCTTGAAAAAGGTAGATGAAAATGACTAAGTGGGGTTGCCACAATACACAACGATCCGCAGGATATTGGGCGCAGGATGGGGCATACCGTAACTTGCTGAGAATTGAACGTAAGGCTATTTGGGTAGAAGATACGCTATCTACCGAATGCCGATACGACAAAAAATCAACTGACGAACGATGCAAAGGATGCAAAAAATGAGAGAATATTATTTTTGTAAGAAGCACGGAGACTTGTCCACTGAATATCAAAAAGGTGGGATACACCTGTATAGGTCTAAAGATTCTAAGATGTTGCAACAAGCGACAGATGATAATTTTTGCCCTCAGTGTTTTAGCGAGTGGCTGGCTAAACAATTTCCCGTTGAACTAAGAAATGAAACGTAGAGTCCTCAGACCTTGGCCGGTTGATTGTAGTGTTATCTGTACACACCACTGCGAGGTAGTTGGTAGCAGGTATGTGCGAGTACGAACGATATTTTGCACTCGCTGGAGGCGTTTAATGCAGAAGGGGAGATTTAAGTAAAAAAGAATCCGGTAGAGCTGGGAAGGCGCTAGGCGCTGGGAAGGCTCTACCGGACTGAAGAGCGCCGGGAGGCGCTAGGGGGAAGGGGTTGAATTAGCCAGTAACTTATCTTTTGCCTGACTACCGTGACTCGATCCAAAGTAGAACCCAATTATTCCAGTCCATGCCGTACCAAGCGAACCAAGCATAACCAGAAGCGGCTCTGTTGGCTTGTATGCACTGTTCATTACCATGAATATCAGAATGCTAAAAAACCCAACTGTGACGATTATAGCGAGTATTGGGGGCATTGTGGAGTGAGTGGCGACCTGCATATTTCTTGCTGAATCCCCATCTCTGAATTCCAACTCAGAATACTTAAAACCACGCTCTTTTTCATCATCTTGATACTGTAGTTCGAGCTTTTTAATTTCAGCAATATGATCTGGAGTAAGTTGCGCGTTGGTTATTACGTCAGCGATCTTATCCTGAGTAGGTGACGATACACCGAAGATACCTCCCAGCGTAGTAACTGCAATTCCTCCCATCGGGCCAAGCAAGGCCGAAGCGACCGTTGGTGCCAACGCCTTCAGTGTTTCAGTCCAATCTGTCATTTGTTCCACTCCTTTTCAAGTTTCGCAATCGCGCTTGTGCACCCAGGAACCACGTAGCAACTGTCATCCACTGGCTTACGGTTCGGTAAAGGTTTATCGTCTACAACAGCAACAGGTGCAAGTGGCGCAACGTAGGGCGTTACTACATCCATTGCAGCTTGGCTAATAACTGCTCCAGTAGAAGTAGCTTCCTTATTACCACAAGCCGTCAAAGCCAGTATCGCGGCGAACCACACCATCATTATCCCGTGTTCGATATGCATCAAGCCTCCGTTGTAAATAGTCTACGTTCAGCATCCCGGCGGGTGATTAGGCCGGGTAACGTCTTGGAACCAACATGTACCCACTTTCCGAATTCTTCCGCTGCCACATCGAACTGCCCGAAATTCACCATCTTGAGCAGGGTTGATGTTTTCAGGTTGCCCACACCTAGGTTGTAGGCAAAGTCTACAAGTGCATCAAATTGATTTTGGATCACTGGTACGGTGAGCAGCGCGGCTACCTGTCTGCCATAATCAGCCAGCATCTCAACCAGCATCTCATCTGCCTTCTGCTGGGTTATTGGCGCATCTGTTATTTTTACAGGTGTACCATCTGCGTAGTGGGTGAACCCATATCCAACAGTAGCCTTACCAGCAGGGCAAAAGTACGGCTGTGACCGGAACCCCTCGAAACGCTTTACCAGCGCAATACAGTTATCAGATGGGGTCATGTTATTTATTCGGGTGGGTGACCACATACACAATAGCCAACCCGCACACAGCCCCGGCGAGTAACGCTAACAATAATTCCGCACTCATTGTTTATCCCCCGTCGCACAAGATTGTTTCGACTTACCGCACCCGAGCATATCGAATTTCGAGTTGAGCATCAGGAATCCATCAGTTATCGCTTTTTCGATCTTGTCGAACTTCCGATCAAGCTCTGGTTTTTCGTAGTGGTTACCGGCGATCTTTTCTTTCAGGTCACGCAGGTGGTTTGCGTCCTCGTCATGTTTTTGGAACAACATCGCGTTGATCGACCTTCGTTCCGACGTTTCTTCCGTGAGTGCTTTTCGTAAATCTTCGATCTCTCGCTGCTGTGCCGCATCTCTGGCCGATAGGAAATGGTTCAAGATACCGAGAAGGCCACCTGCGATGGTGAACATCAAGCCAGCCGCCGTAATCCATTCCAAAGCACCCATCGTTAACCCCTCAGTAAAAGAAAATTATGCACCACCACCCACAAGTAAAACATGGTAACTACTGACAATATAACCAAGCCATAGGTCGCATCAAATGTGTGATAGTAGGCAGCCGTAACGAGAACCACGGCTGCCCAAACTTTTGCAATGAACAATCCCGGCAGGGTTCCTAACTTACTCATACAGAAAAGCACCACCGGATTGCTCTCATGGCAGTTTCGTGAGAGTGCAACTTTCGTAGTCCAAAAGTCTCCGAGTTGCAGAAGGATGATTGCGATGATCAGATAGTTTGTCATGACTAGTCCGTTCTGTACATAAAGTTAAGCGCGACAAATGAGTTATCTGCACTCGTAACAACAACAGACCCGGAAGTACCTATAAAAACATTCGACGGCGTGATGCCGGCTGCACCCGCTGACACCGCAAATTGTTTTGCCGTTGTAGGTAAATACCCTGCTGGCATAGTCCAAGCTATTGTTGCCGAAGCGCCACTTTTTACAGCACCCTCTATATGCACATATCCCGCTGCATCTTTCCAGTAGGTAGCCCCCGTAAACCCCCCTGCTGTATACGCCGCCCAAGAATTTGCGTAGGTAGTCGCACCGCCATCGCTCCCCACCACGTTGCGCGCTGGAGACCCAATACCGTTTAATATTGGCGTTGATGGAGCTTGCCCGAACGACATATTACCGTCAACCCTACCTGCCGCTGTGCCACTATACGCCCAACAAAAATTAGTGTAATCCGGTGTCCCTCCGTACACCGTGCTTGTGCTATCACCAACCGAACCGCTGAGCACTTTATTGCACCCTGATGTGGTTCCGTTGAAAACGAGATTCATCGGAATGGGATTCCCATTCTGTTCGGAGTCGATACCGTATACCGAATTAGACAGCGCACCGGAAGTGAAAATAATCCCAGCACCTACAGTTATTGTCCAGTCCGTAAACGTACCCGTACCTGTACCAACATTTGTTATTGTTACTGCCAGAGCCCCTGTTCCTGATGTATATCCGGTAACGGTTCCGAACATCCATGTATTCGTCAGATCGGATGTTCTACTCAGTCTGACTACATTCCCAATTTCAATTATTTGCCCTGTAGTTATAGTCGGAGTAAGTGCTCCAGTGCCAACAGTAATACTAGTAGCAGATGTAAACACCTGTCCGTTAACCTCTGCACTACCTCCGATTACGGTATTGAATCCTGCCCTGCCAAAATAGAACCCGCCACCCAGATTCCCCTGAGCCGTGCAGTTAATCAGCGTATTTGCGTTACATCTATCGCCACCCGAAGATTCGGTGTCAAGGGTAATGCCGTATCTGTTGTTTCCGCTGCTCCACACATCCTGCAATCCTGTGTAATACGCTCCACGTGTGGTTACTACGTTGTCGCCAAGAATGGTAACGCCATCTCTGATGCATCCTGTTACTTTGCATCTCTGCGCTGTAGATGCCCAAGACCTGCGAATTCTTAAACCATCCCGTGCCAAACTGTTGCCGTTGAAATATATATCCGCTACCCCGCCATAATCAGCATCAGCAGTCGAATCAAAAAAATCAGTGTTGGTCGTTCCATAGAATTTGAATATGGTTTTAGTGAGTGAATCACCATACACTCTCAAGCCAACAGGCCGAACCAGGGTAGCGGACAATCTATATCCGCCGGTAGGACAGTAACCTACACCGGCAGCAAAGGCTGTGTTTAACGCCGCCGTTGGGTCTAATGCTGGAGTGTACGAATATGCCTGAATATCCGCAATTTGTGCCGCAGTCATGAAATTAAATACACTACGTTCTTCTACCGCCGTAAAATTATCATCGAGATAAGAAGCGAGAACATTCCCTGCTGGTTGTGTTGCGAATATGTGCGGTATGGTCATATCAGTTCCTTTTTAACAATTGCCCGAATAACAGACTGCACCCATTGCCATATTGTCAGCGAATGATGGAGCTAACCAAACAAGCAGTAACAGGTATGCGTAGCGCATCTTAGTATTGATACCATGTGGTTGCTGCTGAATTAGCAGGTGTGCTTAATTGCGAGTTGTATACAATTGCAATTGCTTGCCCAGCAGTAACAGTAGTCGGTAATCCTATCTGTGCTGTTGCAGGTGCAATGAATGCCCACGAAATTCCTGTTGACGCATTAGCGAACACAATACGCCGTATTTCGCCATCCTGAGAGGGTGCAGCTAATGTTATAGTCACACCAGTGGCTGATATTCCTGATAAATAACTGGTACTGAGTTTTGCAGGTATTGCAATGTTAGTAGTTCCGGTGTTTACAGCGCGGCCAGATGCTGCTGAATTGTAGAACTTTGTTTGTATTCCGTCACCAGTAGTGCTCAGATTACTACCAGTTACATAAAGGGTGCTAGCAAAAATATCTCCGACGTTATTAACTTTGAATTTACTTGTTCCATTTATCTGTAAATCAATTAAATTACCGCTTGATTTAGCTGCTGGATTAACCAGAATATCCGTGTATCCGGTAGATGTTCCGCCTACATTAACTGATACCCCGCTAGCCGCATTAATCCGCTGTGCCGCATCAATGTTAAACGCCTCAGTCAGTGCGCCAGCAGCGTTCGCAGTCTGGAACGATATTTTACCCGGCATCACGTTGTTGGATATCGTTCCGTTCACCGTGCTTGTAATTGCCGTTGCATAAGCATAGTCCACACTGTCAAACCCGTAGGCGTAGTCCGTGCAAAGTGTGTCCCCGTTCTGCACTACTACCGGCGATGCGAGAGTACCGCGTTGTCTGCCGCAGTACGCAGCAGCACCGAGAGTGGCGGTCGTGTTTTCCGACCTACGCAGTGCTGATTCAACCACGTAAGGATTGCCGTTGTCCACATCTACAACCATTTTACCGGACAGTCCGAGAGTACCTACTGCGCCAGTTCCAGAACCTCCGACGGTAACTGATCCAGTTGTTACCTGCACACCGGATGCGCCAGCAACACTCATTGTGCCTGTTACCTGAACACCGCTTGACGATATTATTTGAGATACACTGTCGCTTGTTCCAAAAATTATAGGTACAGTATTGATACCAGTTCCAATCATTAATCCAAGAGGTGATGTTCCACCAAGTAATACCTCCCCATACCCACCCATAGGTATTCCGTAACGTGTCGTCGTTCTGGCTTGCGCTTGTGCGCCTAAAGTCAATTGGGGCATATTGGTCGCGCCTCCGCTTGCGGAAACAACAATTTGCGCCGTTGAAGATGTAGTATTATCTGAGCTGGTAACTGTATTCTTCACTATTCCGGTAGATGTCTGTGTAACTGGACCGGAGATAACCGCAGAAATAGCATTCACTGTACCACCACTCTGGTTCGTCGCTGTTGTTGCGGTAAGGGCATTCGTCTGAGCGTTCATCCCGAAGCCAGCTATAGATGTGCAGTTGTTTATCGTCGTGTACTGGATGTATGTCGGAACACCGTTTGACGTGCTGATAGTCGGCTGTGAAGCACCGGGATAAGTAACAGCTACAGGATCGGTAACAACAGCCGCTGCGCCAGTTCCAGTGTAAATTACAATCCACGATCCAACTGTTCCGGTTACCGGGCAATTCGATACCGCCCAAGTTACATTACCTGTAAGCGATACGGTGAACACATTATCAATAGGATTGATTGAGGACAATGGAAATGTAACCGCACCGGCGGTTATTGTTTCCGGTATAGCTGATACGGCCTGACCTGTGTACCCTACCGTTAAAACTGGGGTCGTGGTCGATCCGTTAGATGAACAACTAACTCCGTTTGTACCGGTGCAGCTTACGCTTGTTATTGAGCCAGTGCCGGACATGGCTGGTATGAATGTGCCGTTAATGATGACTGGTGCAACCAGAGTTTCAGCTAATGCAGTGATAGCGATTAATGCAAGCCCTACTGGAATTAAGTGTTTCATATTACTCTCCTTATTGTTTTGTAGTATAGCGAACTGGACAGGATGACAAGAAGAGCGTTACAAAAACCAAATACTGAACAATTCGCTTAATGGTCATGTCGTCACCTTACTGTAGAGTGGAGTACCTTACCGGGCAGGAAGGTAGGGAAGTTATCATCCCGGTTCCGGTCGTGAAGGTAATCACGTAATAATACGTGCCATCTGTCATTTCAAGCGTTGTGGTAGGGTTTGATGTAGGTTGCACTAGCGTAGGAGCAATAAACGGAGCCACGGGCACTGTAGGGGTAGCAGGTAGGCAATAATAGCCTTGGGTCATCGGTGTTACCGAGTTACCGGAGATTGGAATGCTACCCACCGAACCAAAAGATACGGTTGCACAGAATGCCAGTAAAATAAATAGGTATCTCATTTTTTCACCCCGAATCCAGGAAGAATTGATGCTTCAGGCTTGCCGGTCGCGCCGATGATGTGGCGCGTCACAACCGGCGGAGGCACGTCAGCGCCCCGGCTTCCAGCAACGCCACGGTCAGGCTGATTCTGCCTGAACTTGGTTGCGTATTCTGCTGGGGGTGAGCTAACTTGTTTAGGTTTGAACATTTTGCTTCTCCTTCTTGTCAATTCCCAAAATGGGAAGAAATACCAAAAGCGTGAATATTGTTGCCGCGCCGATGCGCCAGTAGTCAGGCTGAATCATGCACCACACGAACAGTCCGAACGCCATGAACAGTGTTACGACCAACAGTAGGCGGGTACTCAAAACGCGCATACCGTTGTTCAGAAATTTCAGCAGGAATGCCATGTCTTCATTCATTTCGTCAGCCCTTCGTTAGTTAATCGTCATCAAAACCGCTTGACTCATTATCGTCGGTTATTTTCAATTTAATCATTGCCACCTTGATAATTCGGTCAGCAATTTTCATCTTATCAGTAAGTGTTGCATCTAGGCTAGTTTTTAGCTTGTCCATTTCATCGACAAGCCAGTTTTCCAGTTGGTCGAGAGGCGATTCATCGGGCTTCTTCGCGGGTTTCTTGGGAGCGGCCATTATTTACCTTTCGGTGTCAGCATGTAAGCTTCAGCTAATATAGGCGTACCGTACCCGATAATTCTGTACATCGTACCCCTGTATTTCTTCGCCAGTTCTTTGGCTTTTTCAGCATCCTTTTCAAGAGATATTTGCTTGTCAAATAACTGCTTTGCCTCTTCGATTTGCCTCCTAATGTCGGCATACTTTGCTTCGTTGATTACTTTGTCATCGAGAAGTTTATCAGCCATACCTTTGGCCTTGCTTGCTATCTGAGTATGGTCATTCGTGTTTTTCATGTCCTCGATTGCCATATGATAATCATGCGCTTTGGCTTTAGGTATTTTACCGGCATCGCTAATTTTTTCTTTCAGGGTTGCTGCTTCTCCCTGTATTTTTGATGTTCGTGTGGTTTGTGTTTCTACTGCGCTTTTAAACTTCGACTTTGCGCCTTCTAGTATTTCTAGCTGCCCTTTTGCTTCACCCCATTTACTGAGCATTTCGCCGTAGCCTTTGGAGTAATTACCCATTTCTTTGTTCAATGCTAGGTATACGTCTTTTACTTCACCCTGCAACCCTGGAGAGAGAGCGTCACGGTAAACTTTTGAACCGATGAACTGACGTTCAATATCAAGCCCTGCAAAGTTTCCGGTAGACGTTATTTGAGTTTTTAATGCTTTCAGCGCGTCTCTGGCGGATTTGCTGTCTAATTTATTGATCTTGTCATCAATCAATGAAATGATATTTTTAAATCCTTTGGTATCCTGAAATTTTCCGCCTGATATTTCCTTTGCGGCTACTTCAGGTTCCCATTTCGACTTAAAGTTGTCGCGTTCGGTGTGCATGTCCTTCTCTAGTTTTACCAAAGAAGAATCTATTTCTTCGCTCTTTACTTTGAACTTTCCAAGAACTTTGGCGCGATTCTCGCCTACCACCCGCGCATTGGTAGCGGATATTTCGGCTTCATGCGTAAGTCTGTCGGCTTCCTTGCCTTTTACTAACTTCCCCGCTTCGAGTTCGGAAATATTGCCAGACTTGAGAACTTCCGCTGCTTTGGAAGACTCACCAGCGGCCTTCGTTGCCTCTCCTGCGGCCTTTGCCGCATTCTTGCCCATGATGGTGTCATAACCTCCACCACCGAGCGTCTTGACACGTCCTAACGTGTTTGCAGTACCTTTAAGCGTCTTCTCTACCATTTCAGGTGCCTTGCCAAGAGATTCTGTGACCTTATTCACTGTTCCGCCTGCCAGCTTGTTTGTAAAACCGCCAGCCACCCAAGGTATCACCGCACCCACGCCGCTTGTGAGCGCACCGGCAGCATTCGCAAGGGTGGTATTTCCGCCAGCGTTCGCCACGTTCGTACCCGCAATGTCAGAAGCATCGCTCCACGCGTCAAATACCCCGCCGCTTTGAAGGCCGGGCTCGTTGGATACCATCTTCCCGTCTTTGCCAATGTGAGTTTGCATTTCAGGCGGGATTTCTACGGGCGGCTTTGTAGCGGCATACTTTTCCCATGGCTTGCCAGAATCTGCAGCGGGTGTAGCAGCGTACTTTTCCCATGGCCCGGACATTATTGCTTAACCCAGTTTGCAGGGTCGGCAGGATTGCCGCCTTTAAACTTATGACCATCCTCTATCGCGCCAACCGCTGGAGTTTTTCCGTCACCGCCAGCGGGGGCGGACGCGCCGCCGGGGGTGACGTAACCAGAATCCATTTTGTCTTTGATATTTTGTTCGCCTTCTTTTGAATTCTTTTGAAGATACTCAATATCAATGTTTATACCTTCAAACGCACCAATGAGCTTATTTAGTGGCATATTCATATTGGCAATCTCTTCAGCATTTTTTTTATGCTCAACGTGCATTTGAGCCTGCGAGGTAGCCCCCATCATGGCGCGACCGTATTCACGAGAAATACCCTGCATGATTGCCGCCAACCTTTGCAGTTCCTTGTCATTCCCGAACTTGGAAATTAGATCATTGACTTTCTGGTTTACCCATTCGCTATGATGGTTTAATTTTCCAATAAGGCCTGTGGCTTCTTTTTGTAGCCCAGTGACAGTGTTCAGGATAATGTCCGTGTTCTGTGTTCGCGTCTCGATGTTGGTGAGTGCTGCTTTTTCTGCACCTAGCTTTGCCTTATTGACAGCGACATCATAGGATAGTTTGTTCATGTCAATGTCTGGATTATCCATAAATTGCTTGGCAAGCATTTTTACGTTCCGTGAATTAACCTTGTACGGGTCTAACTTACCGGATATTTCTGCTGTTTCTAGTGCCGCGCTTTCTGCATCACTTAACTGAACTCCTTGGGCGCGTAATTCTGCTGAATGTTTTAGTGCTTCATCCCTTTTGGAAGCAATCTTCTCCCTTGATTCCCTGTTCGCGTCGGCGGTAATTTTTGCCATCAGCATCTTCTCATTAGCCGTCTGCGCGTTGCTCCCATCCTTGTACAGGGTAATCAGATTCTTGTACGAATCGCCGTTCATAAGTTGGTCGATCTCGGAAGCGCGGTAGCCTTTTTCCATGAGGTTGAAGCGCATTTCTTGGAGGCTTTCCGGCGACCCGTTCGCCAGCGCCGCGATCTTCGGCTTCATATCAGCGAGCATTTCCTTGTGCGCTTCGAGCGCGGCCTTGTAGTTTTCCATCATGAGCTTTTCGTGATGCTCTGCCATGTCCTTGCTTCCGGTCACTTGAGCTTGCAGCACTCCATTCATGTTCTGGAGTGCGGCGGTCATGGGCGTGGCGGTCTTGGCTCCGCCGATAGCGGACAACAACATCATCAACGGGAAAAATAGCTGCGCCTGCTGCGGGGGCAAGCGCATTTCGTCCTTGGTAGGCATGTGAGGGGCGCTTGCCTTCGCCTGCTGCTGCATCTGATCTGCCTGCCCTTGGCGCTGCTGTTCGATTTGGCGCACGTCGCCCACACCCTGCTTCAACATTTCAGGCCGCGCCTCTGCCGGGGGCTGTACGGCGGGTTGCTGAGGTGGTAGCTCGGTAGTTTGTCCTGGCACTCCTTGAGGTTTGCCCATTATATTTGCAACGCCAGTTATACCGGGCGGTGCGCTTCCTGAAAATGCCGCCTTCGTATCGGCAGGTTTGCCACCGCCGCCATTAGCCGAGCCGAGTGCCGCCATTACTTGTTCTGGAGTCATGCTGTAGCCCCTGTTCCTTTAGTCTCTTTCTGCCCACCTGAATCCATCGCGTATTGCATCATCAAGTTGGTAAAACTCGATTGCGCGGTCATCAACAGCTGATTCTGGCTGACCGCCTGCTGAACCGCTGCCGTGGCGTACTGACCTGACACGTCAGCCGCAGACATGGCCTGTGAGTACATGTTGTTCAGCGCGGCCTGTCTCATCTGGTTTGCCTGTACGCCCACCTGAGCTATTGCCTGTTGCGCCATTGAACTGTCGCCAAGCCCGGCCTTCTGGTAGTAGTCCCTTATCGCTGCCGTGGCCTGATCTTGATATTGGGCAATACCGGCCTGGTCGGACGGCATGATCTGACCACTGTTGAATTTTTGCAGCAAGGATGTTGACGTGGCACCCGCCGCCGCGCCGGTTCCGTATGGGTCTGTGTTGACAGTCTTCTGACCTACTCCAACCAATTGACCAACCGTGTTTACCGCGCTCATTCCGAGTGCGATCTTCTGGGCGGTTGACATTCCTGCGGTTGCTGCGCTTGCTAAGTCTGCGGTTGCGCTCAGGACGCTAGGGTTGGCGTTTCCTAAAGCGTTGTTAAGACCCGGCACGGAAGACGCCTCGGTAATTGGGGCTGCACTAGCCGCCATTTCTGATGCCGCGCTACCTGCTGAACTTCCCATTGATGAAGCGCCGGTCGCCGCCCCTGTTGTCGCCGCCGTACTAGCGCCCATTTCTGATGCCGCACTACCGGCTGAACTTCCCATTGCTGCCAACTTAGCGGCCATTGCTTCACTTTCAGCAGTGGAGGCGCCCATTGTTCCTGCTGTACTAACTCCTGCTATGCTTGATCCAGCGGTTGCGGGTACTCCTTTAGCAAAAAGCGGACTATTGAATGCGCCATAAATAGACGACCCAACCTGCCCCAATTTGCCGATAGTTGAATTCTGAAACTTTTGAGCGTTTTTGCTGATAAGTTTATCGGTCAGTAAGCTTGAACCTGGAATGAACGTATTCCCAAAGTCCGCGGCGCCAACTTCAACTGCGTCGCGCGCTGCGGTAACCAATCCAGAGTGGAGTGGATCTGATACGAAATTACCAATGCCTTTTAATGGATTATCCCAAAAGCTCATAATACCTCTCCTAAACTAGCCCAAGTGCTGTGCTGACCGCCTGATGAACCGCTGCGTGTAGCTCTTGCCAATCATGATACTGCTGCTGCTCATCAAAGTCCACATCCTCCAAATTCGGTAACCCGACAAGGCCAAGTTGCGCGAACTCGTTTTCATGAATCTGAGTGTGATCTGACAACCAATTGATCGCACTATCAATGTTCGTCAACGGGTATGATATTACAGCCAACCCGCGCTGTTGCATTGCGGTTGCAATCTGGTTATGTGCCAGCGAGTTCGCCAGCAAGAAGTCCTGCATGGACCCCTTGTCTTCAATCGGATTATTGGTGAATATGCTCAAGTCTGTCATGTCTCATTACCAAGGAGTACCAGCCCACGGAGTACGCAATTCGTACTGCAAGTGCATTGAGTTATAGATTATCCCCGGAGAGCTTGATGTGATCGTCAGACCAAGATAATTCCCGAACCCTGTAGCGTCAGAGCGAATGAACTTGTAGCCGTAGACAATAAAGTTCAACCCGCCGCCGGAATTATTGATGAAATTTATATTTCCTTGCTGGTTGTTCGAGAACTGTAACACGCTGGAATTGCTGAATGAGTACGCTTGATTCGTTATCTCTGTGTCCACCGATACATCTATCGTGCCTTGCGCCAAACTTGAGATAGTCGGCACGGTCAGCGTCTCGATGCCTATCTTGTATACTTGCTTTACGGTCAGTGACGTGCCCATGTTCCAGAGCTTTGACTTGATCGTCTGGGTAATGCTGTTTATGGAGTCAGAATACAACTTGTAAAGCTGAAAACCGTCAGTCCCATACATGCTTGGCGAGTCAGGATTGGGGGAGGCGGTAGCGATAAACTTCAAGCCAGCGCCCTGAGATGCAAAGAACCACTTACCACCAAAGAACACCAACAACAGTGGGCGTAATCCTGTAACAGGATCAACGTACTGCACCAAAAAGCACAAACAGATTATGTTGTGAATTACGCATGTCCCGCCGCTGGGTGATGTGGTGAAGTCAATATTCGGAAAAATTCCATCAAGTTCATCTGAGATTTTCTGTGGTGTTGACCCAGTAATTCCCTGTACACCGTAATCGTTAACAAAAGAAAGAGTGCGGAAGAACGACACCACGGAATTACCCATCTTCGTGCCGACTGAGCTTGTCAGGTTCGTGTTCGAGAAGATTGTGGTGCCTGGCGCAGTGATAGCGCCTGTTGTCGTGTTGTAGGTCGGGCTAGTGACCGTCACATTGCTGATGATGTTTATCGACTCGCCGCCGATGACGTAGAGGTAATTGTTTGCCGAATACAGACTTTCGATGACGGAACGCAACGTGCTGTCAGTCATAATGAACGAGCCGCCCAAATTTACCGGGTTGAAATCGTTGTAGGTGTTCGGGGCGGTGAATACCACGGTGCGATTATTGCCCATCCAGACGCGCCCGGCATAAACTTCGATGGTCGTGCCGCCCGTGTTGATAGCCATGACCGCAGACAGAGCCGCGCTCACCCCGCCGGTGGTCATGGCTATCGGGCCGACATTTGTCGCTGTGCTGACGGTATACGGTGAAGCTGTCCCCGCCGTGATCGTGCAAAGCAGCGTTCCAGCGCCGTTGTAGACGTTCTGGCCAACGATTATCTGGCCGCCCGTCACACTGGTTACAGCCAGCGAGTTAGTGCCGGTAATCGTGCCGGTGAACGCCGCGCCGCCGTTCGTTACACTCAATGTCGGGCCGGTAGAGTTGTAACCTACTCCCGGAGTAGCCACCTTGACCGCGCCGATACCGAAGTTAATTGTGAATGTCGCGCCAGTGCCGTGACCGCCAGTTACGGACACAGGATTCGCCGGAGCGACAGTGTAAACTCCTCCAGAAATCAGGTTTAATCCAGAAATTACGCCGCCAGCGGTAATAGCCGAAACGCTCAATGTCGCCGCTGCTGTGAATGTGCCGCCAGCAAGCGTCAGCAGGTCGCCAACAGCGTAACCCGTACCCGCTGCAACTTGGGTTAACAAGTTCGCCAACAACGTAGCCGTGAAGGTTGCTGGTGTCGTCGGTGAACCGCCTGTCTGAGTAATCGTCGGCGATGCCGTGTAGTTCATGCCCTGCGTGTTGACTACGGCAGAAGCGACCGTCCCTTTGTAGGTCGTCAGAGTGACTCCGTCCCAATCGAAAAAACCTTTCGTTGGGTCAGCGATGACAATGCGCTCGTTCTTCCATTGCGACATGGCGGCGCCGCTGGCAGAGAACGTCCCTGCCGCGCCGATGGTCGTGACAGCATAACTAGTGAGATTGACTTGATATGCAGAGCCGTCCGCGCAGAACATCATCATGTAATCGACGTTGCTGATATTCCCTTCTGCCATGTAGTAGCAGTTTGGAAGCGTGGAAGCAAGAAGTCCAACAGACTGAAAGGGTATGGATCGCAGATTACCATGGCCAATCGGCATGACGTTTTCCAGCCATGCGAATTCGTTATCCTTGATTGATTTTCTGTCGGCCTGCGTATTCACGCCGCCGTAATCAAAAAAAGAGTGGTCTAACTTCTTTTCTTCGGCGCTTTTCTGTTGTTGCGGCTTAGGGGCGGTCGCCATGACTTACCCCGCTGAATACTGGCTTGGAATAGTCCGTGTGAACGAGGAACCTATAGCTTGCAACGCTTGAAGCCTGTACTCTTCCTTGAGTCTCGCTGCCTCGTCCATGTCGCCTTCCTTGTACTTGGCAAGGAATGCCGCATAGAACGGTATCGGGTCAGTGTATTGCGGCAGGATAGCGTCAACGTCAGTCTGATTTACCAGCGCGGGTGGCAGCATTACGGTATCGAACTCAACAAGGTACATCTGATCTGGCACGGGGCCGAGATAGACAGTATTTTGTCCGTACTTTGACCACGTTGTCGGGCGCTGCGTGTACTGCATTAAGCCGCGAATGTCGCGGTTGAATTTGGTGAATGGTGCGTAGTCCAGTCCGGCGCGCACATTTCCCCATTGCAGCGTGACGTTCAAAATGTCGAATGTGCCGAATGCTATTATTCCAGCGGTTCCGGTTGCGGTTCCTGCTCCGGTGAATGAGACGGTTGGCGGTAGCGAGTAATTCGACCCAGCCGAGGTCATTTTAACTGAAACAAGGGTGAGGTTCGGTGCCGTGCCGGACATTATCGCCGTGCCAGACGCGCCCGTGCCTACGTCGCCAACGGCAGGCGTGAAAACTACGTTTGGAGTGGTTGCGAAAAGGCTGTTGCTGGTTAGTACCTGTACACCCGTAACGCCGCCAGTGTTGAAGCTGTACGCCTCTTGACCGGCGGTAATTGGGGCGATTTGAAGAGCACGGTAACAGCCAGTGTCGCGCACAAGGCGATTGCGCGCTGCATTGATGTAGTCGGTCAGTTCGTTTGGGTCTTGCGAAGTCCCGTAATACTGTCCGGTCGCATCGTGTAGCAAGCGCCGTGTTTGTTGGGTGTAAGTGGCAAGGGTAGGCACAAAGTTACACCCCTTGTTTCTTGATGATCTTGCCCGAAGTGGCGGTCACAGATTCATCCGCAAGCCCGTCAGAACTTGTTTCAGAATCCGCTTCCGTTAGCAACGGGGCTGATCGTTGCTCGGTTTTCGACGTAGAAAAATACATCACTTCCTCGTCTTCTGTTGGTGTTTGCCTTGCCTTCTCAAGCTCGTCGATAATGAGTGGCGGCAAATCTTCTTCAGGTTCTTTGTGTGTTTCAAAAGAAAATGAATTTAGTTTTGCCTGACCGTCTGCTACCTGAGTGGAATGGGTTATCCAGCCATGCCGCGCCATCACTTCCTGCTTGTCTGACCTGCCTAAGCCGAATATGAACTGTGCCGCTGCAATCGGGCACGGCGTACTCTCGCCAGCCGGAAATTCAAATAGAATCCCGTCATACTTGCAAGAGAACGATTCTGCCCCGTTGTTTGTTACGCTCAAAAATGTCATGTCGTCAGCCCTGCTATGAATTAAAGAGGAAGTATCCAGCTTGCGTCGTTCTGTCCGCCAGACGTTCCTGATGCAAATGTAGTCGCCGCAGGAGTTGTGCCAGTGGCAGCCAGAGAGAACACGCCAAGGTTGGCAGAGTCGATCTGGCTGATGCCGCCGTCAAGAATTACTTGCGTGGCGAACGTGGCAGAAGTTCCATATGCGTATATTGCATTCCTGATGCCCACCATATTGATAGTGTACTCAGGGTTTGTCGTGGTATTAGTAGCAGCGCACAATCCAGCCACCGATTGCAACTGGTAGCCGTTTGCACCACCGGATGCTGAACTGACAGTCGGCGCGGTAACTACGCTCAAGGCCATCACAGCGGTGACAGCGGGAGAACCAGCCAGGCCAGCAACGGTCAGTGTTGGGACGGCAGCATAGCCACCGGCATTGTTCGCCAAAGTAACGGCAACAAGCTTACCTGACTGCGCGGTATCCAGAATACATGTTGCGGCAGCACCGGCACCAATGTCACCAGCTTGAGCAACCAATGAAACGGTGGTAGCGGAAGGGTATCCAGCGCCTTGATTGGTGACTACGATGCTTGAAACAGCACCGGATGTAAGTACAGCATATCCGGTTGCAACCAGTCCGCCGGGCGCTGGGTTGCCGAATTGAACGATAGGCGGAAGAGTGTAGTTCGCTCCGCCAGCGCTGATGGTTACGGTCGCGCTAATGGCTCCGCCAACAATCGCGTTAAAGAGTTGCGTACCGGCAGGGGCAAGAGAGCCAGCGGTAGTGGTTACGGTAACGCCAGTGGTGGCGTTCGATGTTGCTGCAGGCCACACGCCATTTTTAGCTGCGTTGGCTGTTCCGCCGTTCGTTACAATACCAGCGACAACCGTGCCGGTTTGGTTGAAAAGGCGGTAGTTTGAACCATCTGACGATATGTACTTAGTACCGTCAGCCATATTGGTTTTGTAGTTGCGCCATATTCCAGGAACAGGATCATAATATTGCAACGTGGAATAAATCCCGGAATTAATCATCCATTCACCGCCGGGAATAACCTGCGCTTCTCCGCTTCTCAGGACAATCGCCTGACCAGCTTGAGCCATCGTCTTGGGTGTTGCTGTGCCGATACGTGCCATTTTTCTTCTCCTCTTACGACAGTGAATTCAAGTTAGTGACATGACCGCAACTTGACGGCTTGGCGTTGACCAGTTCCATCATGTTGACAATGCCGCCAATATAGCCAAGTTGACCGCTTGACCACATACTCTCGAACGGGTGCATAGCGAACGAAAGTTTTTCGTGGATATACAGGTTCAGGTAGTTGCTGTTGATGATCCACATATCGCCATTTGCACAGCTAATGTCGCAGAAAATCGGGATACCGGCAACCTTGACGGCTTCAAAGCCTGAGCGGGGGCCGTCACCTGCCTTGTCGAACGAGTTACCGGGTGTGACTTGATACGTTTCCTGGCCAACGAAATCTGATGCCAGAGACAGCCAAGTACCAACGCCAACGAAGCAGCATGTTGGCTTTTCGCCGCCTGACTGCTGAACCACGTTCATGATGTGCTTCATGCACTCCATGCGGGTAAGGTTGGTGTTGTTTGGTACTGAGCGATAGTACGACTGCCACGCTGCCTGGCTATTGCGGTTGATACCGCCGTAGGTAACTGCGTTTGTGCCGTTGTCGATTGCAGCAGGGAAGCCGATCATGCGGGTTGTGTCAGATGCGTTGTTATACAGCGCCGTCTGCCCGAACTTTGAGAAGTTATTGCCTGCGCTGTTCATGCGCGCAGCCATTAGGTCGATAATCGCGTAACCGTCTTGTATGATTGCTTCCACCCCGAACATTGGGATGGGGGTAATCGTCATCTTTCCGTTGAACGTGGCATTCTGGATTGCCTGAATGTCGTTCGGAAGGGTGAACACGCCAGAATAGTCGGATGCTTGGGTTTGAACCATGTCACCAAACTGAGCCGGAACGTTGATCTGAGAAGCACCGCCGCCGAATGACTGGTTGTTCGCAAACAACATGGCAAACGATGGGGTTGACTGGCTTGTTTGGTCAATCAAGGCCGGGATGAATCCGGGACGTGTCATATCTGTGAGTTGCTGTGCTATTCCACCAGCAGCAGGCATTACTCCACTGCCTAAAATTGCGGTTGCCATGATTATTATTCCTTAAAAATTAAAACAGCCCGTCCTAATTACAATTTAACGCTGAAATCCTTGGTACACCTGCATGGCTTGAGCTTTTGCCCAATTTTTCACGCTTCCACCAAATTCTTTTGTGTCGATTGCTGGCATCGACTGACCGCGATACCTATTTGCCAAGTCAGGCGCGGTAGGTACAGCCATTTTTTGCTGCATCAAGTACGCTTTTGCGGCATATTCGTGACTGCCAATGCTATTTTCAAGCATCATGGCCTCGACTTCATGAACCTTGTCTGCCGGAACGCCTTTTGCCACCATAGCGGCGCGCTTTCCTTCAATGTCGCGCCGAACATCGGCCTCGATCATGCGCTGTTCAATCGCCTCGCGCTTAGAGCGTTCTTCTGCGAGCGCGGTATTGAACTGAACTGGCAAATCCAGTTCCGGGATGATTACATCCGGTCTGTTCTGTTTGTGCAGCGCCAAAGCCTGCATACGGGTAGCCGGGTTGTCCAGCATTCCCTTTGCCGACATTGCCAATTCAGTTATCTGATCTGGGGTCATACCTTCCAAGCTTACGTTTGACATAGTTCAGCCCTCCTAGATTAAAACGTGCGGCCAGTGTCGCCAGGCTTGCGGATTGCAGGCATAGCGCTCTTATGCGGCCCACCGGCAGCGTGCAGACTGGACGCGCCGCCCATCTCCATCATGCGTGGCGGATTGTGAATCTTGCCATGCACCTTCTTTGTTTCCAGCGGGTGACGTGCGCTAGGTGCGGTAGGCTTGAAAATATCGTTCGACATTTGAAACTCCTTTTACATTTGTGGCGGTTGAGCGCCGGGTTGCATTCCTTGTTGCGGTTGTTGTGGCGGCGCAACGTTTCCGCGAGCGCCCTGCGGCAATCCTGAAACCAGATTAGCTAATTCGCTTGAGATCATGTCGCCGCCTTTTTCGCGGCTTTTTTCTCCAAACTTGGAACCCAGTATCTTGAGGGCGGATAAAACCGCCTGCCCTTCGTCGGTATCCGCGCCGAGTATGTGCAACGTGCTTTCCAAAACTTTCATTGCCATAATCACTTTTGGCAACGCGCCTTGTTTTTCGCCTTCGTTCTGTTGCGGCATGGACATTGGCGAAGTGCGCGGCGGTTGCTGCGCGCCCTGCTGCCCCTGCACCAACTTCATTAACTCAGGTGGTATGTTTTCGGGCATTTTAGTAAACGAAAACTATTGGCGCTTTGGTTGCCGTGAACGTAGCAGGCGGCGTAATCGTCGCAGGGAACGTGCCAAACACGCCATCCAACGAAGACCCTATAACGTCAAGGTATGTCGATGCTGCAATAGTCGCTATCGCGCCTGCTGCCGTTCCGTTACCTTGTACCGCGATGAAGTATTGCGCTGGGCCGGGTAGTGTAATTCCAGTCGAACCGCCGTAAATTGATGGGTTA